GTCAGAATACTATGTCCGTATTTGATTTCCACGTGGGACATGATGTACCCGAGTCGGACGGCGGAGCGACTGACATGACAAATCTGCGCCCCATCTGTTCGCGCTGTAATCTGTCTATGGGGGATACTTACACCATCCGTCAGTGGTCGGCGCTGTCACCGGCTGCGCCTGCACCTGCACCACGAAGCTGGTGGTCGTGGATCTGCTGTCGCTAGCGCGAGAGGATTCAGCGCCCCATATAAGGGATATGGCATTGGCCGGTGTAGCGCTCGTCGGTGCGGAATCTATTCTGGCACTAACACCCATTGCAATCAAACAGTCGCCGCTGGATCCGATTGCGGCAATCTGGTCGCGTATCGGCAGCTCGGCGATCCTCGGCTGGCTGCTGACAGGTGATCGGTCACTGGCTGTGGGTGAGCGTGTTGGTGCGGCAGCACTCGGCCACATCAACTTGCTCCACATTGCATCCAGCTACGAGGCGTTTCGCAATCTGCCCGCGGGACAGGCCATGTCGCTGCTCTATACATATCCGCTGTGGAATCTGGTGTTCAGTGCCGTGTTCAACAACGAGAAGATTCAGGCACGCGAATACGGCGCCATGTCGGTGGCCGCACTCGGCTCACTCCTGCTCAATCAGGATCCGGGGCACACTGCAGAGGCGGCTCTTGGTCGCAAACCGCGCGCCGGCTGGGGTATTTTCATGGGTCTCCTGATGGCACTGACAGAGTCCGGTATGCACGCCATTCTGCGCGCTATGAACTGGAAGGATGCAGCCAAATCTGTGTGGGTGGTCAACGGCAGCGCCGCCGGCTGGCTCGCTGCATTCTTGGGTCTGGACTGGGTGTTGGATACGGTCGGTGTTAGTACTGACACCGGCGTTGGTCATACCAAAACACGACTGCCGAAAAGCACCTGGTTTGATGCGTTCTGGCTAACAGCGTTCCACGGCATCTCCATGTTCAGCGGCTACTGGCTCCGCTTCTTTGCCGTGCCGCGTCTCTCGGTGGTAACGTATTCCATTCTGAGCTATGCGGGCCTCTTGGCGAGCTATCTGTTTGGCCTTGTATTCCTGGGTGAGCGGCCTGGCTGGATCTCGGTGGCCGGCATGGTGCTAATTCTGGTAAGCGGACTGGCGCTGCAGTTCTTCAATCCCGCTGAGGAAACACCAACACAGGCGGAGAAGAAGGAGCCGATGCCATAGGAAGCAAACGCGCCTAAACCGAATGTCGCAGACAGTGTCAGAGGACCCATGTCAGCCGCTGCACCGACTGGAATGGAGATGAAACGCCTTGTGGATCTCGTGGATCGCGGCCCACAGGACGATTACTTTTTTCCCGCGTCATCCAATCAGACAATCTTTCAGCGTCGGTGGGCGCCGTATCACAATGCCGTGCCCGAAGTTGTGGAGATCGGCTATCTCGGTAACGCCGCCTGGGGACAGCGCATCACTATTCCACTGACACGGAAAGACAGCGGCGATATGCTCCAGTGGCTCTGTCTGCGTCTCAAACCCCGTTCGTGGCTCGGTGCCGACCTAGAGGAAAAGATCCGCAGTGGCGCATGGACTTACACCGATCCTGCCAGTGCCTGGATGTGGGCGGCATCGCTCGGCACGGTCGCCATCCAGCGCGTGGAATTCCAGATCGGCGATGCGCTCGTGGAGTCCTGGGGCGGCGAATGGCTGGATGTGTGGTCACGTATCTTTCTGGACGCCGGTCGCTCCGCCGTGTGGGATTCTGACATATACGGACAGGTGCCTGTAAATGAACTCCATGATACAACGCGCCCCGGTTGGACTACGGTGCAGCCTACGGAGGACGGCTATGTGTACTGTTGGCTTCCGTTGACGTTTCTGAGAAGACCCCAGACTGCCTTTCCGCTGGTGGCGGCCGGTGAATCACAGGAGATCCGCGTACACATTACACTGCGGCCGTTTGCAGATGTGGTGCGTCGCCGTGCCGTGCCGCGGACTTCGCCATCTGAGACACCTCTGGGGGCGGTGATCGGTGTAGCCGATGTTACAGGTCTAACACCGATTCCCTATGAGATCCGTCTGCCTACGACGGTGCCGACGTTTGAAGACGCAACGGTGTTTGCGGGAGTGGCGCATCTGGAAGATCCGCTGCGGTCGGCGTACATGCGCCAAGCGCTGGAGATGATCTACGAGCCGGTGACACACATGGTGTTTGATATCCCGGATAAGGTTGTGCTATCGGCACCGCACGAACCGACGGATAACACTGTCAAGATGCAGCTGCGGCTGTCGGAACTTAACGGGCCGATTCGCGAGATCTGTTGGTTCATTCGGCGGAAGGCGGTGTGGGGCTACAATGAGTGGACGAACTACGGAGCGCTCCTGGAAGACGCGCTGGTGGCATCTATTCCGACAAATGTTGCGCCGGGTCTACAGATTCCCCGACAGCGGCCGATGCTACGGTCGGCGCAACTCATGGTGGGAACTGCGATATGGCGCAGTGAAGCAGAAGAGTGGTGGCGAGTTGAATACGGCCTGCAGAATCGCGGAGGGGTGCGTGTTGCGGATGGAATGGTGTACGGCTTTGCTTTCGGTGACGCTCGTGAGTGGAGTAGCATTGACTTACAGCCGGCAGGAACGGTGAACGCATCGCGCGCGGAGTTGCGCTTGGACCTGGATATTGCTGTGCCGACAGATGCGCGACCAGGATGTGCGGGTCTCTCCGCAGGAGAGGCGGAAGGGCGGGCATGGGAGGTCCATGTGTTTGCGATTGGGCTGAACTGGATGCGGTTTGTGGGTGGACTCGTGGGGCCGCTGTTCAAAGATTAAGTGGCTCTTTAGTAGAGGAATTGCTATGAATGCAAATGCAGCAGCAGCAGCAGCAGCAGGAGCTGGTGTAGGACCACTAATTGGAGTAGTACCAAAAGCTTCAGCTGGACCACTTCCACCTATCCCTGAGCGGTCTCGTAGTAATAGCGGTGCTAGTAATACTTCAACATTATCCGCAAATTCTGCAGTTGGAATTACTACAGCACCCAACACTGGTCTTTCAACACGTCCACTCCCAGCTGTTAATATTCTGCAACCCCCAGCTGCGGCCGCAGCCGCGCCCCCTGCTCCCAATAGTCTGGCGACACCGCCACTAGGACTAACATCCGCCCAGCGCTGTGGTGCTGCCGGTGCAGATATGGCCGCGTGTATACCACCTGCCGTATTAAGAATTCAAGCACTGGAGACAACTGCAAAGCAATCCTGTTCTGTGTGTGACACCGTTCGTAAAGAGATAAGCAAGCGGCGATCGGCGTTTGGTTTGTTTTCTTTTTTGCGGTATGGACAGAAAGAGTCAGTTAAAAAATTAGAAGCACAGGCAGCAGGTGAATGCGTTCAGTGTGATCAAGTTCGCGCACAGATTGCGGCAATACGCCAGCAGATAGAACCCGCCGCACCAGCACCAGCACCTGTACCACCTGCACTAACAGGACCGGCCCTCCGTTACGGCCCCAAGACAGCGGTTGGTGTTGTGGGGCCAACAATTGCTGCTGGAGATCCAGCTGTATGCAGTAAATTAGAAGATCTGACTTTTGAACAATCAGCAACCGGCAATAAGATTACACAGGATATCTACAATACGCGAATCAAGCCGCTAGTTACCATTCTATCAAAGAATAGCTCCAAAAAGGCACTGCGCGATGAGCTGAAATCGTTTGACCCACCTGGTGCGTTTATGTCAGTATTCAAGAAGGCCAAGACACTGGGCAACATACAGCGCAGTGGAATTACGCGTAAGATTTCATCGGCGGTCAGGTGTCCTGCCCCTAATGTGGGTCTACGTGCCACACTGGCACCGCCACCATCCAGGGAGCCATCTGTTGTTTTTAGAGAGGCATCTGATATATCTAGAGAGCCACTAAACGCTGTGGCAGCTGGTAAAGGTGTTGTAAGCGTGCTTGGACCCCTAGAGGGTAATAATAACGCAAACGCAAACACAAATGGATCTAGAAGCCGAAGTGGTAGTAATGAAGGGTTGCGTATAGGAGGACGGCTCCCAACATATGGGCCTTTTGCAAACCGTGAGGAACCTAATCCATATGGAACACCTATACCATCAGGTATAATTCCGCCATATCAATCACCTAAGAATAATCCTTATATTAATAGTTCTAGTCGTGTAGATGGTGTGCAATTACGGATGCCAACAGCAGCAGCAGTAGCACTAACTGGAGGACCACCATCATTGTTACAATCTGCCAGTGTCATAGAAGGTCGTAGAGTAGGTGGTGCACGCCGCGCAAGCCGTAAGCGCCGTGTAACTCGCAGGCGCCGCGCAACCCAGAAGCGGAAACAGCGGCGCTAAGTAGAGATGCCCGCCGCTTCGTGGACCACCATCAAACACAAGAGACACACACTCACTCGGCATCCTGATGTGTTAGAAGCATATCAGGATTTCAAGTTGCAGCTCGCAGCGCGAGGACAAACACTGGAGGATCACGTGCGTGGCACGGTCCTGACCCAGGGCAGGTCAGGAGGAGAGGTCCCCGTGTTAGTACCCAACCAGTTTCCATACTGGGTTGCACCAGGAATCCAACACTGGGTGCTCTGGTCGCCTCGCGGACCACTCAGCACTGCCGAGATCCGCGAAGCCATTGCTGTGCAGCGGCCCGCTGGTGTCCGCGAAGCCCAGTGGTTTGAGAATGCACCCGCTGCCAAGACCGTTCCAGGCATCTGGCACGCCCATGTATTTTTGCGCTGAGCTTAGACAATTTCCGCCCAACGTATGGCAGAATAGACTTTTGTATTATTGGAACCGACTAGCCAGTTAACAGCTAGAACAAACACATCAGGATTTCCTGCGATATCAGAGGCTATTCCTTTAGAAGCCACAAGTTCTTCAATAGATGTTGTAAAGACATAGCTGGTGCGCTGTGTGAAATAACCCTGATAGAGTACAAAATTATCATTTGTTATTGTTCGTGTATTTGATGGTTCGCGATAATAGCGCGCAATTGAATTTTTAGAAGCATCAAAAATCGTCCAAGAAGCATCAGGGACAGCTGCACCTGATATATCTGGATTTAACAAGATCTTCCAGGATCCAGCAATATTAGATTCACTATTGAAGATATCAATCGCCTCTATCTTAATTGTTCCACGACGATATATAAGATCAGTGTCTTTTCGTAGCGATAGTGACAGAACAGGGCGGAAGAGGTTGTTTGTGTTTGGTAGCTCAAACGCAGTAGTAGAAGTGTCAGTAGATAAGAGATACTGCCGACCAGGCGGTGAGAATCCGCCTTCACTAATAACTGTTCCGCAGATCATTCGCATTGAATTTGCCGAACCGTTGCTGATTATCTCGTAGCGCAGAGGCAACTTGACCATCTGGACATACGGTGATGTTAGTGCATCCGCGTGTGTGAATGTGTAGTAGTAGTATGTCTTACCACCCTGGACAATGCCGCAGCGCACCTGACCAACACCGAGCCACTCATAGTCAAACACAAAGATCTGAGCCTTGTTAAAATTAACAGTGGCGCCCGATGGACCAGTTCCATCTAGTTTATCTGTCCATTTGAGTTCACTGTCTGAACCATCACGATAGGCAGTAGTAGTGCCAGTGCCATCAGAACCTGCGATTTTAGCAAGATTAATTGAGTATCGGCCATTACTAAACTGAATATAGACACCTCCAATTGTTGTATCATATGATCCGATACGTGCGGTAATATTTGTATTTGTCGGGTTGAAAAACAGGACACCGGTCATCATCACCAGGCGTGACTTACCGGGCTGATATGGAATATAGTCATGACTCTGACGGATAACAGTATTACCTGTAGTAGTTACTACCATGTTAACATAGGAATCACCAGAGACCCAATTTGCTGAAGCATCAGTAGCTGTACCGGTTGTCTGTTCATCAATAATGGTTGGCTGTTTGCCGATGATGCTGTGGAACTCAAATAGCGTATACGGATTACTGATGCGGAGACGGCCAAACGCATCTCCAGATGCATTGGAGAGATCAAGTTTTGCGGATACCATCTGTCCTGAGATATCGGCAGTAACACGCTGACCTGAAATGTCTACACGCTGACCTGAGATATCGGCAGTAACACGCTGACCTGAAATGTCTACACGCTGACCTGAAATGTCTACACGCTGACCTGAGATATCGGCAATAACAAGATTAAATTCCGGATCTATCTTGATAGTATTACAGTCTTCATCAAGGCACACAGTAGTTGTGGTCCCGCCACTGCTGCTTGGACAACAGCAGCTCTTTCCCTGCCCTTCTGTATTACAATACCGTAGGCGTGCTGTCCGATCACTGGCAGCGGACATTGTTCCTAATTTAGGCGCGAAAGAAAATGATAACTAACAATCGGTGTCCCCAGGAAGGAAGCAATGGTCTGGGCACTTTTAATACTGCTCGGGGTTGTCATCGCGATTCATTGGTTTGAGTACCGACGTAACATCCAGGAATACACTTTTGCACAGCCCAAGTCTTCGGCAGAAATCCGCGATATCATCGGCGAGAAAACACCGATCGTCGTGGAGATCGGTGCGCTGCCGTGGCGCTCCAAGATTGCCGCTGATGCAGGATGGCCCGTAGCAGTGGGCGACGGCGTAGAGATACCTGTGTCAGAATGGCTAAAGGCGCCTGTGGAGCTTCAGAATGGTGAGGCGCTCGCAGAGTCCATGGGGCTCGCCACCGGTCTTGCTGACATCAATGATGGTCGTCAGTGGTGGTGGATGGCGGGTCTCCAGAATTTAACGGTGGACCTTCTGGAACCCGGTCAGGCGCTTGGTCTCCACTGGGTCGGTGCCGAGCGTCACTGGATCGGCTGCAGTGATGGCGAGCCACTGACACTCTGGCTGGTGCATTCGCGCTATCGCAAGTTTCTGCCGGCTTCGGCAACCGGTGCAGATCCATGGGCACTCACGGTGGCCGAAGCCCCCTGGATCGGTCGTGTCCAATATATTGAGGTCATTGTGCGCCCAGGATGGTGTGTAGGTGTGCCTGCACACTGGGGTGTGGCAGCGCGACCTGTAGGCGCCGCTGAGAAGTCATGGGTATGGACGGCAGACCAACACTCGCCTCTGTCCTTCGCCCTTGAGAATATCAGCGCGTGAGGCAGAGGATGGGTAGCAGAGAGGGCAAGTCACAATGGGTGCGACTCTTGGATGTGTTTGTGCTCGGACCATTCATGATCTGGTATGCGCTGGCCACTGTGGGCTGCGGTCTGCCTCCTGAGGCCGCTCTTATTCTGTTGGTCAGCGGAATCCTGACAATTACGTATAACGGCTTCAACTGGCTGCGCATTGCCGGTAAAAATTGAAGGCATGGGGACCCTACCTGAGGGGGCTGCAGGCAGACAACGACGCGAAAAGCCACGAACTAACAGAATGAGCGCAACCAAGACCGTGACCACCGAGACGTGTAAGGAGGCGATCATTCGCGATATTGAGAAGCAGTTGCGCAAAGGGCACGTAGAGGGTGTCATGTTCCACCCATGCATGAGCTGCGAGGATGTGACGATAACGACGAACACGGTCACAGTGCCGAACACACGTGTTAGTGTCTTCGGCAGTGGCGTACGCTGGAAGTCGTACGGCGGCGGCAGCGGTGGCAAGGCGCGCAAGTAACGGGCTGCTTATTTTGCTACAGACAGTGTAGAGAGACACGATGAGTGCCGCCGCTGCTGCTGCTTCTTATGCCGGACCTAACATGGTGTTGCCGTCCCCTGGCCACAGCTATGCCGGTGCCGGCATGTCCACACTGGTATCTGCTCCTGACACATCCACGTGGTACAAGACTCAGTACGGGTGTCTGAAGACGGATCCCACACTCATTGCACGCTATCACAGTTTTCCCGATGCGCCGATTCCGGAAGGTGTACCGCATGATCCCGCAGCGCCGGCCAAGATCTGTCTGAGCTATCGCACTGCGTGGCCGCAGGAGGATGTGGATGCTGCCGATATGGTGGACACCGAGCGCAACCATCCGCAGTTTGCTTTCAGCCCTGGTGGGCCCGGTACTATGTATCAGATTGATGTGGAGAGTCAGCTGCGTCGTCTGGATCAGCCGCTGACCAACTGTCAGGCCGTGCTGCCCATGGATGCCCCACTGTTTCGCAATACAGTGGCACCCCCGCCACCGATGAATGTGCCGCCCGCTGTGCAGAATGCCTCCAATCCGGTGGCCGCTATTCTGGTGCGTGGTGATCGTGAGGACTGTCGTGTAGCTGCTGATGCGGTGGCGACGGCCATGTCGGGGCGTTGGCTCAACAATCCGACACGGCAGGATACAATGCGCTTTGATAAGCCGTTCGCACCACCGGGCACCGGCACAGGCGCGCCACGTGGCCCTTCGGGTGGTCCGGCAGGTCGGCCGTACTACTCTTAGGCGGGACGTGCAGGCACACCTTCCACCGAAACTAACATGACGTCGTTCTCAACATCTCTGAGGCTGGCAACGACTTCCACCGGTGGCTGTGTTAGATAGCGTGTCACGGCACAATGGCCCTTGTTGTACAACCATGTACTGGTATGGATGAGCACAGTGCTCAGCGCTACAACGACCACCCCCACGGCTGCGGAGGCGATGTAGGCGGTCTGTCGGGCTCCTGTGCGGATTACCGGTTTCACGAGACCATCGCCGAGTTCCACGGCGGTCTGTTCGGCAATGAAGCCGCTGACGGGGCCAAACACGAGATTGACTCCGCGCCCGGCAAGAAAACCAACAGCACGGGTGGCATAATGAGCTGCACTGATACTGACATCGCTGGCACGGGACATGGTGCTGAATGTAAGGGAGGCGGCAACGATGCCGGCGGTCACTGCTCCTGGCGGAGCGGTCGGAACTATTATACGCATACGCCTTGCCATGTTAGAGGAAAATGGAGGGCGATATGGTTTTGCCGCCTGGCGAGGCAGAACGATTGCACGCCAAGTTTCCGGGACGTGTGCCGGTGTTGGTGCTGCGACATCGTGGAGCCGCACCAGATGTGCCGCGGTTACCAAAGTCTAAATTTTTGGTTCCGCGCGATCTGTCGCTGGGCCAATTCATCTATGTGGTCCGGAACCAGATGAAGCTGTCATCGGAGAAGGCACTGTTTATCTTTGTGGGCAACTGTCTGCCAACCACGGGCACTCTCATGTCGGAACTGTATGCACAGTACAAGTCACCAGATGGCTTTCTGCGGGTTGTCTACACTTCTGAATCAACTTTCGGTTAAGCGATGGCGACCATGTGTAGCGAATGAAATGAGCGAAACAGTCAGCCAGAGCGACTAGAGTTGCTACCGCGTGTAGCGAAACGGTCAAGCCGCAGTGACGCCACGCACGTCCGGGCCTAAACTTTTCTTCAGCTAGAATACTAACACTGGCTGCTCTATCGTTCTTCAGGATCGCCAAGTCTGCTCTCCAGACCCAGCTTGGACTCTGGTCTAAGCATCTACCAGGCATCACGCCGCACTACGCTGTCAAATGTAATAACGACGCGGTGCTGATGCGCTGGATGTGTGAGTTGAATCCGGATCTCGGATTTGATTGTGCCTCCGATCGCGAGATCGCCGAGGCGCTGCCCCTCGGTCGGCCCATTGTCTATGCACAGCCGACCAAGAAGGTGAGTGATATTCGCGCGGCACAGTCGCGTGGTGTCAGCACAACCGTGGTAGACTCCGTTGAGGAGGTGGAGAAGCTGGCGGAAGCGCGATGGAGCGGCGAGGTGTTGGTCCGGCTCTTGGTTTCCGATGCAGGATCCAAACAGCCTTTCAGTAAGAAGTTCGGTGCGCCGATGCCGTGGTTGCCGGCGATCTATGATGCCGCACGTGTCAACAAGATCAACATGACGGGATTCAGTTTCCATGTGGGCAGCGAGTGCGGCGACGCCGATCAGTTCCGTGCGGCTATTAAGGACTGCAGCATGGGCAGCGACGTGGCGCGACGCTACGGATTTCGCACAACCTGTGTGGATATCGGTGGTGGATTTCTACCAGAAGAAAAGGCGATTGCGGCGGTGGGCAAGACGGTGTTGGCCGCGCGGCGGCGCTATTTTGGTGTGGATCCGGCGATTCGCTGGATCGCGGAGCCAGGGCGTTTTCTGGCGGCACCAACACATACTCTCTACACAACTGTGATTGGGCGAAAGCCGGTATGGCCTGCGCCTGCTTCCGCCGTAGATCCAGCCTGGCGACTCACGATTGACGAGTCGGTCTACGGTGCATTCAGCAATATTCCGTTTGACGGACAGCGGCCGGTCCTAGAACCCATGTGTGCAGAGAAGGCACGGGAGCCGCGGAGACCAACAGTGGTGTTTGGCCGTACGTGCGACAGTGGCGACTGCATTGGAACGAACATTGCACTACCTGAGATGCATGTGGGTGATGTGCTACGGGTGGCCAATATGGGTGCGTACACGACGGTGACCGCATCGGAGTTTAATGGGTTTCCGAAGGCGGGGCGGATCTATGAGAAGGAGCTCAGGTGATTCTCTCTGTCCATAGCAGGAAAAGGATGTTAGTCAGGCGGAGAACCTACAGGGCCAAACATCGGCGGTCTCGGACTCACAGGCACTCAAAGCGCTACCGCAACAAAACAGTGCGGAACTTTGTGCGGCGATGTGAGGCAGCCGGTACTGAAGACGATATCTGCTACAATGCCGTGGATGATCCAAAATACAACATTGTCCATCGGCGGATCGTGCGGAAGCTGGCGCTACTCGGTTAAAATCTCGTATACATATCAAAAGGATGCCTATTTACCGCCTGCGTCGTCATGTTGTCTACCGCGCCGGCAACTGTCAGGAAACTGAAGAAGTCTGGGGGATTGATCGTCGGCCAGCGGCACTGAAAGCCGTGTGTGCTCCGCGGGATACTGACACCGATGATCCACTCCGCGCTCGGGCTTGCGGTGCGCCGCTGCTGCTCAAACTCTGCGACGGAGACTTTGTGACGTGGCATCGGCTGCCGGAATGGTTGAGCGAAGCAGAGGCGGCTGGCTATGAGCTTGTAAGCGGATACAAAAATCTGTCTCCGTATACGACCATGATGCTGCGTGGGCCTTAGTCGTCTGCTTTCTTCTTGCGAGGGGCCCGCGGCTTCTTGGGTGCCGCTTCCTCTGTTGCTTCGGCTGCCGCAGCTGCTTTGCGTGGAGCCCTAGCGGGTGGAGCCCTCGGCTTCTTCGGTGCCTCAGCCGCTTCGCTTGCACCAGCGCCACCAGCCGCCTTCGGCGAAGTCCGTGCTCCCTTGGAGGCAGTGAGCGAAGCGGATCCCCTTGTGGCGGAAGCCTTCTTCGCCTCTGCGCAGTGCTTGTACAGTTCCGCTGCGCCCTCAGGTGTCAGTGTACTCCACGGTGTGCTGTCAGGAATGCTTACAAACACCGGCTTCCGCTTCGCCGACGCGGCGCTGCCGCCCGCCATCTTGAACATGTAGAGCCCGTACGGCCCGCGCTTAATCTTGTACTCGCCCACCACGTGATCCACTGCATCACCTGACACCTTGGCCCGAAGTTTGGGTGTCAGTTCCTCCAGGGTCTCGTCGGCGCGGCATGTGAGACGCACATCACCCCATTGGACATAGTGTCCGTAGGGACCCTTGCGGCGCTGGACGGGCTTGTCGTCCAGCGTGCCGAGATCGTCACCGCCGCCTGCGCCTGCACCGGCGCCACCAGCAGCAGCGAACGCCGCCTCTGCATCCGCGCGGGTGGCTGTAGTGATAGACAGATGGCCGGGTACTGAGGCGAACCGTGTCTTCTCACCCTCGCGCTCCAGAACAAACAGCGGACCCTTCTTGCTGATCACCATCTTGTAGCCGTCGCCGTACTCGGCACGCTTAGATGACGCTGTGGCTCCTGCTCCGTCTGCGGCTGTCGCAGCCCTAGGCCCATCCATAACAGACAGATATCGCTCGCTGTACCGATCCCACGTCTCACCCAACACTGAGTTCCAGACACGACTGCCCTTGGCGATCTCGTCCAGCTGTGCCTCCATCTCTGCTGTAAAGCCATAATCCACCATGTCGCCGAACTGTGCCAACAGCCACTCAATCACCGTGCGTCCAAGCGCCGTGGTGCGCAGCTTGTCCTTCTCACCACCGGCACGCTCCGTACGGGTGCTCGGCTTCGGCACCTTCTTACCGGCCTCCAGAGTAATCAGACCCAGTGTCACGGGCGCAGCCGCAATAGTGGCCTTCTCCACATAGCCGCGATCCAACACCGTCTCCACAAGTGTGGCGTAGGTGCTCGGACGACCGATGCCGCGGCTCTCTAGCTCACGGATCAGTGCCGCCTCGGTGTAGCGCGGAGGCGGTGCTGACCGCACCTCGGTTGCCACGAACTTCTGCCAGTCTAACACAGTGTCAGCGGTCAGATCCGCACGGGCTTCAAACACGGCGGCGGCGTGTGCCTCCTCCTCTGCCTTGCGCTCGGCATCTAGCATGCGCCAGCCAGCAAACTCGGTCTGATCCCAGCTGGTTTGGAGTGTCAGTGCCTTCGGGGCCACTGTGGGAACTGCTGTTAGTTTCACCACGTTGCGTGTCTCGGGTGCCATAACACTCTGAATCGTGCGCTTCCAGATAAGCTCGTAGAGGCGGGCCTCCTGGGGACCAACACCGTCCAGATTCGGCACATCCATGTGTGTAGGGCGGATACCCTCGTGAGCAGCTTGTGCTTCGGGCTTCTCGGCGGCTGCAGCAGCTGCCTTCTTGGTCACCTTCTTCTTGACAACCTTCTTGGTAGCACCGGCTCCGCCAGCCGCAGCTTCCTCCTCTGCGGGTGCTGCCACTCCACCAAGATACTCCTCGCCCCATCGCGCGATCACCACGGCACTGGCCGCGTCAATCGCTTCCTGGCTCAAGACGGCATTGTCAGTACGCATGTAGGTGATATGACCGCCCTCATACAGAGTCTGTGCAGCCTTCATGGTCACCTTCGGATTCATACTGAGCCGGCTGGACGCCTCCTGCTGGAGGCTGCTCGTGATGAACGGCTTCGGAGGCTGACTCGTGGATGTCCGCTCTGCGCGATCAGTGATTGTCAGAGTGTGCGGTTCTGCTGACAGCTGCTTGATGACATCAAATGCCGCAGTCTGATTCGGCAGATCGGTGCCGGTTGCCTTCCACTCCAGAGTACTGTCGGCGATGGCGTCTTCGGACTTTCCAGCGGAGCTGGAATGGCCATAACTTCCACCACTGGGGGAAGTTTCGGAGACGGCCGAGATACGCCAACTGTTGGTTGCTGCGTGGCCCTCAATCTCGCGGTCGCGATCATAGACGATGCGGAGTGCGGGTGTCTGACACCGGCCGGCCGAGAGACCGGGCTTGAAACCAACACCGCGCCATAGACACGGTGACAAGGTGAAACCAATCAGCATGTCCAACATGGAGCGCGCCTGTTGGGCGTTGAATTTGTTCATGTCAATGCGACCGGGTGTGGCAACGGCGGCACGGAGAGCGGGTGCAGTGATCTCGTGGAAAGTAACACGGGGCGCAGTGACCGGATTGAGGCCGAGGAGTGCGCAGGTGTGCCAGGCGATGGCTTCGCCCTCACGATCATCGTCTGATCCGAGGTAGACTTCCATGCCAGCTGCGGCCCTGCGCAGATTTGCGATGGCATCGCGCTTGGTGGCGATCGGTTCATATGTGGGAGTCCAGGTAGGAGTGCCACGACCACCCTTAGGGAAACCGATGGCATCCAGTTCCTCCTTGAGTGCGCGGATGTGTCCCATCGTAGCTTGGACACGCCAGTCGGCACCCAGGAACTCCTGGATCTTTTTGCACTTGGCGGGAGATTCGACGATCAAGAGCTTTGTTGCGGGCATCGTACTTGACCTGGCTGTTTAGGCTACCAGGGCAATCACTTTTTTGACTTGCGGTTACGGGGAAGGAGGAGGGGGGAGTGTTAGTTTAGCGGCGACCGGCCTTGCGGGACTTGCGGCCACCACGACGCTTGGTCAGACCAACAGCGTTGGTGCCACGCTTCAGAGTCTTGCGGGTCACCTTGCCAACACGGCGGACAGCGTTCGTGGAGCGCTTCAGGGTCTTGCGGAGGAAGCCAACAACGTTCGTCATTTCTATTGAACGCAGCGATTCTATTCTGGCTGTCAGTCTAGGGGATTAGTGAGGCCAAAAGCTCCAAAGAAGGTGGCCCGCACTTCTTCTAACACCTCCTCTGTGGCCATCTCTGCCGGAGCTTCCGCCCCGTAGCGTTCCAGACATTCCAAGATTCCGCTGAGTGTTGCTTCGGGGTGACTCTGTATTCCATAGATCGGATAGCGCCAGTGTTTGACAAAATAGATGATTCCGTCGGGGCCCGTTGCTACAACGCGGAGCTCCGGACTCACTGCCTGAGGCACTCCATCATAGTGAAACGAGAAGCCTTTTGCTAACAGCCGGAAGTCAATGCATTCCAACAGCGGATCGGCATAGGTCTGCACAGAACTAACATCTAGAAAGCCGCAGCCGATGATGGGCGCCGGCAGACGGAGCACCGGGTTGCCGAATGCGCAGTTGATCAGTTGGAAGCCGAGGCAGATGCCGATCACTGTGATGCCGCGCTGGGTGGCCAGAAAGATGAGTTGAATCTCCTTTTTGAGTTCGGCTCCTATCGCAAAACGAGAGGAGCCATAACATCCAGTTGTACTGGATGGTTCGGGATAGTCGGCCATGTCAGGTATATGCTGCGGCCCACCGGAGATTAACAGAGTACTAACACCGTCTAACAGCGTTGCCAACTCCGTGTTTGTTTTGTATAGGAGATCCATACAGTAAATATAGTCTGGATCTTCAATATCCTCTTTGTAGTTCATGATGACCAGAGTGCGCCCCATTGTCCCCTGTGTTTCGCAGGAGCTTTTTAGTCCGCAACGGGTGTGCCGCTGCCGCTGCCGCTGCCGCGGCCATTACCACCAAGCTTTGCCATTAGACCAGCCAGGATGTTTTCCTCCTCATTAGAGCCGAGGCGGTTGGAGCTAACACGGCCGGCACCACCTGCAGCTGCTGCACCGGCAGCACTGGCGGGCAGATAGATGCGGCTGCGGTTGCTCCTGTTGGAGCCGCTGCGACGGCTGCCACTACGGCTCTTGCTCTTGCTGGCGCTACGGCTCTTGCTCTTGCTGGCGCTGCGGCTCTTGCTCTTACTCTTGTGAGTTGCACGATTAGCGGAAGAAGACTTCTTGGCCGAGCCCTTCTTGGCAGTTGTACGACGAGCCGCAGTGGCCGCCTTTCTAGCAACAGCAGCCTCAGAGCGTGCAGTCTTAACAGCTTCACGTGCTGCCTTTCTGGCCTCAGTCTCGGCTGCCTTTGCCGCCCTCTTGGCCTCGGTCTCCGCCTTACGAGTTGCACGACGTGCGTTGGCATTGGCCTTTGCGGTGAGACGAGCAGTCTTGGCCGCCTCACGCTCAGCGGCCTTGGCAGCCTTCTCAGCTGCCTTACGCTCAGCATCACGGGCCTTTGCAGCAGCAGACATAGCAGCAGCCGCCTCACGCTCCATACGAGCCATCAGAGCAGCAGCCGCAGACACCGCACCCTCTGCATTACGTGCGGCCGCCTTCTCCGCAGCAGCCGCCTCACGAGCAGCCTTGGCCTCTGCAGCAGCCTTCTCACGAGCAGCCTTCTCAGTAGCAGTTACAGCCGCACGCTCAGCCTTGGCCCGCTCTTCGGCTGCCTTGAGTTCAGCCTTAGCCAGTTCCGAAGCCGCCTTTGCCTCGGCCTTCGCAGCGGCAGTGGCAGCCTTCTCGGCAGCAGCAATACGATCGCGCTCTGCCTTGGCAGCAGCGGTGGCAGCCTTAGCCTCCGCAGCTGCCGCTTTGGCGTCAGCCTTTGCGGCAGAAGCAACAGCCTTAGCAGCCGCCTCCGCGCGAGTACGCAGATTCCACGGGCCACCCAGAATGTGGGACTTTGACAGAGTTGCCAGATTGTTTGCGCCATAGATACCGTGGTTCTTATTAGGATTACCAACGTGACCCAGACACACAGAGCAGTAAGGGCTACCCTCAGCACAGGCACGGGCGCACTGCTCTGCCCCATAACGTGCAGCGGGGTGACCCTCTACATATGTCTTTGCACCACAGACGCGCTTACCGCAGCGGCGCTTACCAGTAGCTGTCAGTTCTTCCGGAATCTCTGGGCGACGGTTACTCATTCTATTCAGGGCAGAGGATTCTTCTGCCCTGCTTGTGCTTGGGTACCCCCCCCCCGCAAAAAAGTGAAACAGGGGGTGGGTGACCCAAACCGGCCAGGTGTGTTTAAGATAAACATCTCATTTATTCAGAAGGTAACAGCAATGGCTTCATCACCAAAGAAGTGGTCACCTTCTTCTAGCTCTGCTGGAAAGGTCGGTCCCTCGCGCGAAGCGCTCGGGTTCATACCTACCAGCTCTGCTGGAAAGGTCGGTCCCTCGCGCGAAGCGCTCGGGTTCATACCTACCAGCTCTGCTGGAAAGGTCGGTGCTGGAATCGTGCTCATCCGAAACACCAGCGATGGGCCGTGCTTTCTCCTTCTCCGTGGAGCTGACACCGGAGTCTGGAGCTTCCCTAAAGGTCATACAGAAGCAGTGGACCGGGGCGATCCTCTTGCAACCGCGATTCGGGAAACCTGGGAGGAGACCGGCTTCCGTGCAGGGGCCGATTACGAAATCGTGGGTGATCGGTTCCGACTGGGAAAGCGGCCGTACTGGGTCGGGCGGGTGAACGCAAAGACGTCGTGGGAACCACGGCTGGCACCTCGGGAGCACTCGGCGTACGGATGGTTCCATGCGGCCGATCTGGATAAGCTCACTGCTAACACCGATGTTCGCGCTCTCGTCAAGCACTACCAAAATGCGCATCGGACTGAGCACTGCTGCTGTCGGATTATTGCTTCTGCGACACAGTCAGTTGCTGTGACGGCACGCTAAGAGCCAGCGGCAGACCGTTTCCACCGGATCCAAGCATTCGTGCGCTCCGGTGTATAGCGTGTCTTGAGCATTTTGACCGCCAAGTCGTGAATGATCACATCCTTGGGTGACAGAGAAGCGCGGAACTCTGCGAGTTCTGTAGGAGATGGCATCGCGGCGTCGTGCTAGTAGTGCTGCGGGCGGTGATGATGATTCACCTTTATACGACCTGGGCGGCGGATCTGAACGGGTGTTGGCTGCTGTGAATCGGAGTGGACGACCGCTCGCCGCTTTCAAACGGGGCGACCGTGTGCGCGGAGCAACCGGTATGGCTATCCCTCGTGAGGGAAGTCGGTCAGGATACTCCTACGTGTTGGAAGCGGAGCCAGGGGACATGGAGGACGGCGCGGCGGTTGGATTTACACCAGAACTAACACCGGCCGAGATGCTCATGCTCGGTGTGTTCGAAGGCAAGTATCTCAACGACTGCGTGAGTGAGTTTCCTGCCGAGTGGTTTCTCGGTGCATTGATGACGGGTTCACTGTCGCCCGCGGGAGCCGATCCGGCACGGTGTAACTATTTTGGCACGAAGTCGCGTTTGCCGCTGGGCGAGTGGCGGCGGGGTGGATGGGCTCCGCGGCGGGGCGGACGGCGCGGCGACGATGATCGCTACGGAGGCGTGCTCGCAGATCCGGCTGTTAATCCAGATGAACGCGGCTGGTTTCAGTGGTACTGCCGATACTGGATGGGACGGCGACTGCCGGAAATTGACGCGATTCAGATCAAGCGGTGGCGTGCGTTCCGGCGACATGCGGGTGCAATTCGTGCCAACTGTCCGCGTGGAGATCTGTCGTGTCGGCCGCGTGAACGGCAGGCGTTGCTCCAGTGGGCGTACAATCCGTTTATTTAGTTGGCTCATGTTAGAAAATGCCACCGCAGCGTCCACCAACCAGACCACCTACCAGACCGCCAGCCAGACCGCCTACTAGACCACCAGCCAGACCGCCTACTAGACCACCAGTCAGACCGCCTGCCAGACCGCCTGCCAGACCACCAGCCAGACCGCCAGCACCAGCACCAGCACCAGCACCTGTGCCCCAAGGTCTGGTACGTGCGGTCTTTGTTGGTATCAACTACATCGGAACACAGTATGCACTGGCCGGCTGCATCAATGATGTTGTCAATATGCAGACACAACTCGCTACCTTCTTCCCCAGTTGTAAGGATACTCGCCTGATTACTGATAACACGGCGACCAAGCCCACGAAGGCCAACATCCTCGCCGCGCTCTCCTGGCTAACTACCGGTCTCCAGGCCGGCGAGAATGTTTACTTTCACTTTAGCGGACACGGTGGGCGTGTTCGTGACACAAACGGTGATGAGGTAACTGGGATGGATAGTTGTATCTATCCTATAGCAGGTGGTCGCATGGAAACCATTACGGATGATGAGATTCGTACGGCATTGGCCATGCGGATTCCTGCTGGCTGCAAGTGCTTTGTGGTGCTAGACTGCTGCCACAGCGGCACGGCGGTAGATCTACGCTATATGTGGCAGCCGCCGACTGCGGGCACACTGACATACACTGAGGATCAAAAGTATGCAAAGACAGCTGGTGAGGTGCTCTTCCTCAGCGGTTGTCATGATGTGCAGGTGGCGATGGATACGGTGGATAAAGAGGGGCGGCCGTGCGGAGCGCTGACCATGGCTCTGTTGGACACCTGGAAGACGTACGGTGCCGGTATCAAGCTCAAGTATCTGCTGTGGGATGTGCGCAAGTTCCTGCGTGATAACGGATACTCACAGATCCCGCAGCTCGCTACCGGCAGCTTCATGGATATGAACGGCGTTTGGTCTTTGGGTGCGTAGATGTATTATTTACTAGGAACGCCCGTCAGATAGGTGGCCGCCGCGGCCGTCACAGCACACAATACAGTTCCCCAGATCATGTCTGTTATGGCATAATTCAGAGGATACTTGGTCAGCGTGGCCAGATTGGTCATGTCGTAGACACCATACATGACGAGGCCGAGCGCTGCACCGCGACCGGCGGCGGCGAGCCAGTCGGTCTCTGATGGGCGAACAGCGAGGAACCAGACACCGAAGATCATGAGTGCATAGGATGCTACTGCCGCGGGCGTGTAGACCTTGAGCGGCGATCCCTGAATCGTGGCAAACACCTGGCGGTGGAATGCGGCATTGGCCGTGAGCCAGACAGCATCCATGGCCAGAATCACGAGCGCCACTGTTAGTAGCTGGGCAATGGGGGACATCTTCGTGCGTCTAAATGCTGCGCGGAAAATCCGCGGGGGCTGACAATAATGAGTGCTGGTGCGGCGGGTGCCGAAATGATCCGTCTGGAAGAGTACACCGGTGTCATACAGAATCGCGTCGTGGCCGTGTGGCAGACACCGGAAGCCGTGACACCGTGGCTGCCGACCGAATTCATGCTCTCGCAGTACATTACACGGATTCTCGTGACGGGGCGCACAGCGGCCATGTCTACTGCACTTGCGGCCGATCAGAGTTGGACACAGGTGTGGCGGTCACCCGGAGCCAAGGAGTGGTCATGTCTGCTCGGCGTGTTACCGCACATGCCTGGGCCGGTGCTGATCGTGGCGGGGCCAGATATTGCGCTGTCGCCGAAGCTGATGGCCACTCTGCGTGCGGCGATCGCAACAGCAGCGGGGGCCAGTGGGAATCTGACAGTGTTAGTACTGCGGCAGTCTGTGGGGCCGGCTGGGTGGGCAGGCGAACCGGCGGATCAGGTGTTTTTCCCCATGGTGGAGGTCGGCGCTCCGCGGTTCTCTGGGCTCGCGGCCACAATCAACGAATGGGCTGCACGACTGTCACCGAAGAAGCTGGATATCGGTATCCTGCTGCCGCAGCTGACGGCACAGGGATACGCACTGTGTGCGGCGGAGGGTCTGTGGCACTGGTACAAACCGGCAGATTCGCTGCCGCTCGTACCACTGACAACGGGGCAGATTGCCCGTCAGTTACATATTCTGGGTTCGGTGTTGGAGAAGATGGTGCTTTAATTTCTAGGACGCCCTCATTGAAGAAGCCATCCTACTGATAGCGGCTTTTATATGAGATTTAAGCCCCATGTATTCTTGATATTCACGTATATCTTTGAATTGAATTAACCCGCTCAAATGATGGAATCGTGTAAACATATCATGCGATAGATCCAATTCCTCTATAGAATAATATATTACATCGGGTAGTTCTGGTGGAGTACATGACTCTGTAATATGAGGAAATATAGATAAAGTCATTCCTATATGCTGAACACCTATGTATGCAGTTGTCATTATCTATACAGGATTAATGTCTCCATATATACTCTTCTTTTAACCTCTCTCGCGTAATCATTCTTTATTCTAGCACATACTTGTGTTAGAATAGTAATGTCGTCTATGTTTGTTAAGTTACACTAAATAAGATAGTTTAGAAGAAACCGCCCTGCTGACGGCGGGAGATGCGGCGGTGCTTGTTGAACAGGCGGAAGGTGCCCTTCTTGGCCTTGTAGCCCTTGCGGGTCAGGTACTTCAGAGCCTTCTTGCCGGCGGCCATCTTCTTGCGGCTGACGATGCGACCGTGCTTGTTCTTCACGAGGTCCTTCTTCTCCAGACCACCGGAAGTGTGCTTGGCAGTGCCGTGGAACACCTGAGCCTTGGAACCAACAGTAATCATCTCGGGCATCTTATATCAGTTGCAGCGATTTTTAAACGTGGGGGCCTAAAGGTGACCGGGGCGCCCCTGGGGTCAGGCGGCCTGTACGATGCTCCTTTCCGCTGCTGCAACCGCCGCAACCGCGTCCCCACGACGACGAGTCATCCTCCGCATCACAATGACCAAGTACCTGCTGAAACCAACACCACTGTGTCCTCCAGAAACCTTGACCGCACGCATGATCTTTCCGCGCGAGGTGATGCCTCCGTATATGGTGTATAAGCCTGGAACTCTCAAATCCGCGGGAGCTATTTATAGAATTCCCTCTGGTCAGGAGCCGCTTGTGAATAATCTGACACTCCGCGAACAGCTGATGTATACACGGCTGCTCTTCCAAACCAAATGGGGTGATGTGGTGGAGGAGATAGAGGAAGGCGGTCATCAGGGGAGCAGGACTGTATATTCCCGTGACTATTCCAATGAGTTACGGTAAGCGCAGCGTTGGCGGGCGGCCAAAAACTTGATAGGCCGGGGTGTGGGTAACCCCAGCAGTCAATTACAACTTAATACGATGTCCGTTGTAGCTTCCAACACCACTAGCACCAAAATGATCTATATCCGTAATGAGAAGGGCGAGTTTGTCTGCCCAGACTGCGGCGTAACCAAGGCGCGTCAGAACACCATGTACTACCACATGAAGAAACACACCGGAGAGATGTCACATTTCTGCGGTGTGTGTGCCAAGGGCTTTATTCAGAAGAGCGGGCTCCAACAGCACATGTTGCAGGCGCACCCCACTGTCGCCGCGGCAGCCGGTACCGATGTCACCGAGTTTGAGTGCCCCTGCTGCGACCACAGCTGTAAGATGAAGGCAAATCTCGTGATTCACATTGCGCGCAAACACGGTGCAGGCTGGATTCCGGATGTGCCTACCAGTGGCGGAGCCATCTGCTCGGGCTGCGATCGCAGTTTCGCATCACCCACCGCCTATTACTACCACGCCGCCACCTGCTTTGCCGCCAAGGCACCGGCCACTATTACGGATTTTCTCGGTGTTGCTACGCCAGCTAAGGCAGCAACGCCTGTCTCTGCCTAGAGACATCTAACACCGAGTCTCTCCAGAATGCTTGTCCGCATTTTTGGTGATGCGCCGGATCCTGCTGAATGGACTTCCACTGCCACAGGTAGTGGACCGTGGGACGCTAAGCTCGTACAGTCGCTATGTCAGCTGGCGGGGCGCCACGCGTGGACGATTGAACTCTGCGATCCCATGACATGGGGGACGCGTACCCGCCCCGCCGATCTCCACATCTATCTAACAGAGCCGTGTCGCATGGCCGTGCCGTGGGCCGCATGTAACGTGGCGCTGGTGAGTCGCGCCTGGTGGGCGGCCGATATCTTTGGTGCGGAGTGGCTGCCGTGGGCTGCCACAGAGATTGATCTGTTTGTTGTACATGACGGCGGCGAGCCGGTGGCAGGACTACCGGAGGATCGTGTGTTTGTTTTGCGGGAGGCTGCCAAGGGTGGTTCTCCGCTGCGCGCCTTTGCCGACAGCTGGCGGCGTCTTATGGAGACTGCGGAGCGTAAGCGTCATGCGCCGGCTCTGCCTGCCTCACTGCCTAAAGGCAGCGAGGTGCCCTATGTTGGTATTATCACACTGACACGGAATCGCCCACAGTGGTGGCCGCTCATGCTGCGCAATGTTGCCGGTGCGCGCTGGCCTCTCAAGCGCATGGAATGGATCATCGTGGAAGATTCAGATGCCGACAAAAGTCTGGAAGATGAGGTAACTCGTCTGCGCGGTGCGGCGGCTACCGCAGATATTGTGGTGCGCTACGTGAAACTGACACCTGGATCTCCCACTTCCATCGGCGCCAAGCGCAATGCGGCGGTGGCAGCAGCGAGTTCCCACGTGAATCTGTTTGTCTGCATGGATGACGATGATCATTATCCGGAAGACAGCATTGGGCGGCGGGTGTCTTGGCTTACGGATGGAAGCCGAGGAGCAGCCTACTGTGCAACGCTGCCCATGTACGATCTAACACGCTACATCTCCGCCATAAACACGCCGCCCCTTGTGATTGGCGCGGCGAAGCGTGTGTCTGAAGCCACGCTGGCGTTTACGCGGGAGTTCTGGGCCACACGGCCGTTTCCAGAGGTGTCCATGGCAGAGGGCGAGGGATTCTTGGCGGGGCGCGAGACACAGACCGTAGAGATTCCACCCTATGGTGTGATTGTCTCATTCATTCATCGGGGCAACACGAGCTCGCGCCGTGTACCGGCCGAGCAGCCCGCCAACGGCTGTCACTACGGTTTCACCGACGAGTTCTTCACGCTGGTTCACGAGATCGCCTTGATCAAGTAGTAGCCGTGATAGCCGACGGCCGCGATACCGAACATCAGAAGCACCTCCCGTGGCCAGCGCTCGGCGGGCAGCGCACCCGCGGCAATCAGCGCCGGACCCACTGCAAGTGCGTGGAACCAGTTGATCCAGCGTGTGGGTGTGCCCACGAGCTTCCAGGCGTGGTAGGCGATGATACTGACACCGAGAGCGATCAGCACCGTGGGCGACAGTGGCATCCAGTCTGCACGGAGACCAGCACCGATCAGCAGCGGGCCCAGAATCAGGATGTGAAGCACATTGAGTACAATATGCGGATTGACCATCTTCTGTCTGGGGTGCATGTAAAAGTTGCAGGGGGCTGCACAGGGGGAACACTAGGGTGTGTTAGCATATAAGAATTCTAACACATCTCAGAAGACATGTCTAGCGTAGCATCAATCTATACGGACGGTGCCTGTAGCGGGAATGGAACTGTGCGGGCTGTGGGGGGATGGGCGTGGGCGTACTGGCCTGGTCCGGCACGCGGAGAACCGGCCGCGGCGCGGGCAGCGCCGCTGACCTGTCCACCAGCGGCAACGAATCAGCGAGCGGAACTAACAGCGCTCCTGGAGGGCATGCGCTGGGCTGTCTCGTCAGGTCTCGGCAAGTTGGCGGTGGAGTTCTATTCGGACTCACAGTACTCCATCAACTGTGCGTCCAAGTGGGGGCCTGCGTGGAAACGGAAGGGGTGGAAACGCGAGAGCGGCGAGCCGCTGCAGAATCTGGATCTGATTCAGCCGCTCGTGGATCTCTGGATGGGCGGGCGATGGACTCTTAACCATGTGCGTGGACACCGTACGGGCTCCTCTCCTGAAGTATGGGGCAACAACTGGGTGGATCAGGCGGCAGTGGCTGCGGGACGCGGTGAGGGTCGGTGTTTCGGCGCAGTAGTGCCCGCGGGAGAGGTGACACCAACTGTTACGGCGGACATGTTCTATGAGCCAGATGTTATTGAACACGTGGCGCCTAGTGCTTCTGTTAGTGGCGTGACGAGAAAACCGGTGCCGGTGTCAGTTGCCACACGACAGACGGATATTCGGCTGTGGTTCGGTGGTTCAAGCTGAGCAGATCAGTCCCGTAGAGACTTACTGAGACGGCAGCAGATAGTCCACGGCGAGCTTGATTGCGGCACCGCCTGCTAGAGCAAACACCGTCGCACCGAGCACCATGCCCTGGCCAGTGGGTTCTTCGTGACGCGCGCCGCCACCCTGTTTTAGGCCTGGCAGTTTGAAGCTAGGCAGTTCAATGCCACCGATAGCACCGGTAACAGCAGAACGGGCGCTGTCTGTAATACCAGCGGCTGCCGCCTTGGCGGCACTAACAGCATTTGTAGCAGCTCGTGCGGTCTCCTCAGCCTGTTTTGCTGCCTCTAACACTGTACCTACACCTGGAATACTGGTAACTGACTCTGCTACAGCATCCACTGGACTTTTACCTTCTGCCATCTTACCACCCACTGAAATTGCTGTACGAATCCATGGGAATGGAACTGAAAGGGCCTGTAATATCAGTGAAAAGATCCAGATCAACGGGCCAAACAGATAGACCGCATACGACATCAGCCAGTGCCAGTGCGATGAATCGTCTGGCGCGGCTGCTTCTGCTTTTGCCTCTTCGGCCCGCTCCTGCTTCGTCATGAACTTCACCTCAAACGCCTTTCGCATATCTTCAGGTTTCATAGAAGCATAGCCGATATCGGATATGATGCGATTCTTTAGTTCAGGATCAATCCAATTAAAGATCTCTATATTATTAATCCATGCCTTTGGATAGTTCAAGATCTGATCCTTGCCCTTGCTAACAATAATGCCGTTCTTAAACATGTCAGCCGGATCGGTAAGAGATGGTATTGCAACCAGCGCCCACTGGACTACAATAATGAAACCGAACACAATGGCAAGTATAATCTTGAAGGCATTGCCCACAGTTGCCAGACCATCTATACCATTCTCATGCCATGTCCGTGTCAGTGACCAGGCCAATATGCCAAAAATGATTAGTTCCGTCCACTTTCGCAACATCTGTCCCCATTTTTGGAGCAGTATGGCATCCAGGCCGAAAAAGCTAAACAGCGCAGCAAAGATCCACAGCGCAGAGTCGCTCTGCTGTACATAGTTGGACCATGTTTTACCAACATCATCCGCGATGGTGCCCTGTCCGTATCCGCGCTTCAGATCAAATGGTGCAGACATGCCGTAGAGGAGTACCTCGTTCTTTTCGGTCCACACCTGGAACACATCCCATAGCCACCAGACCAAGAAACCGCCGAATGTGATGCCTTTCAGCAGACCAGTGCCTGGACTG